TTACACGGTGGTGTAGGATTCGTCCTCCTCTTCCCCGGCTGTGCGCGCTGTGCGCCGTACCGTGGTCCGGCTGGCGGAGGAGGCCCCCTGCACCAGGCTGAGCAGATCCAGCCCGTTGGAGGCGTACAGTTTTGCCAGCTGGGGCACCAGCTCCTGCAGAGCGGATGCCGCACCGCCGGCCCGTTCAGCCGCCAGCTGCGCCATGTTGTTCTGGTAGGTATTCAGCAGGCTGGCCTGCTGGGCGGTCCGCTCACTCTCCAGCTGGGCCCGGGCGTTGCCATAATTGTTGTACAGCCCGGCCAGGGTGCTTTCGGCGGCGCCGCCGGTCAGCCCCTGGGCGCTCAGCTGCTGGTTCAGCCCCCGCAGGCTGAGCATCCGGTTGATGTAGGCCTCCTGCAGCGCCTGGTCGGCAGCCGCGTTCACCTGATTCTGGGCATACGCCAGATTGGCGCGCTGCTGGGCGGCGGCCGCGTTGTAGGCCGCATCCCGGGCCGCCTGTTCCCGCGCCTGCAGTTCCTGCAGATAGGCCACATAGATCGCGTATCCGTCCGAGGCCGCGGCGGAGGATTGGCTCCCGGCGGAACTGCCCGTGCCGCTGCCGGTATTCTTTTTCTTGCTGGTTGTCTTGCTGGTTGTCTTGTTGTTGCTCTCCACCCCCATCGGCCGGTTCATGATGGTCGAGGGCGCTTGTGCGCCCGCCTCGCCGTCCCAGACCGGGGTAGGATAGGTTTTGCCTGCCATGGCGTTCCTCCTTTTTCTGCCCCGTCAGGCGGGGCGGCTGTAGTTCAGGGCCCGGGCACTGTCCCCCAGACCGGCGGTGGTGGGATCGTTGACTGCGTTCCACACGCTCACGGCCACCAGCGCACACACATACGGGTTGCGCACCGCCGCCAGCAGCGTGGCGCCCAGTACCGGCCAGCTGGTGATGTCCGCACCGGTCAGGCCGAAATAGGCCAGAACCGGGGTAAACACGGCCAGGCCCAGCTGCGCCCAGAACACCGGGTTTTTCAGCCGCACGGGAATATTCAGTCTCATGGATTCCCTCCTTTCAAAAATGGGTGGGCAGGTCGTCCGCATCCTGTACCAGGACGGTCACCGCCCCGTTGCCGCCCAGCGCATGGTAGGCGGCGTACATGCTTTGGATGTTTTCCCGCCCATGCACCGAGATGCTCTGCTTTTTCTGGTAATAGTCGCAGGCTGAAATGATCCGGTCCCGCAGCAACGCCTGCACACCGGTCTCCAGCGCTTTCTGCCGCTTGTGCTGGGCCAGGGCGTACCGCCACAGGGCGGCCAGACCCGCTGTCAGCAGGCCAAAACCCCATACCACCCAGTACTCAATCAGCCAGTCAGCCATCGGCGGCCCCCTCCCCGGCCAGGGCGGCCCCGGCGGCGGTAATCTTCTCCCCCAGGGCGGTGAGCTGCTTTCCCTGGGCCGACTGGTTTTTCTCAATGCGGGCCAGGGCGGCCAGCACTTCGGTCAGATCCACAGCCGGGGTCCCAGCGGCGGGGGCATCCTCTACCACGCAGCGGCCGTCCGGAAGTTCCAGGCAAAAGACCTCCGCACCGTCGGCGATGATCTTATACCAGGTGCCGGTCATGCCCGCCAGCTGCATGGTGCCGCCCCGGGCGGTAACGGCATAGGTTTCGTCCAGCTCCAGCACTCCCAGGCTGTCGTTGATGTCCGGGGAGTTAAAAGTCTCACACTTCGGATTTTCCGCGCTGGTGCAGCGCAGCTGCTTGCCGGCAACCGGTTCAAATTTCATGGGTGTTTCCTCCTCTCCGGGCTGGTAGCAGATCCAGTCCCTGTCCACGTTGGCGCTGCCCACGCCGTATTGGCCGCCGTACCCGATGCGGCCGAACTGCCAGGCGCAGAGCTGCCGCCCCAGCCCGCGCAGATAATCGCCCCATTTCCCGGGCAGGGATTCCAGAGGGGTGCAGCCCCCGAAATCCGGATCGGCGGGATCGCTGTAATACCAGGCGATCCACAGCGGCGCCTCCAGCGCGGCGGTATCGATGCGGGCGTCGGCCCATCCGGCGGAACAGTACACGCAGGGGTGCAGCCCCGCCGCCCGGATACGCTCGCAGCTTTCCGTCAGCAGGGCGGTGTTGGCGGCCCGGTCCAGGCCCATGCTCTGCCCGGCCTCCAGTTCCTGATCCACTGCCACCCAGCTGTCCGCTCCGGCGGCCAGGGCCAGGGCGATCAGGGCGTCGGTCTGGGCCAGCATGGCCGCCCGGGCCGCGCCGGTACTGCCGCTGTTGATGTTTTTATAATGCCAGGTGGCAAAACCATAAACGCCCAGCCGCAGCCCGGCAGCTTTGACCGCCGGGGCAAACCGATCCCACCGGGCATCCTTGCCGGTGCCGTATACCGCCCGGCAAAGAATGGTCGTGATCCCCGCCCGCCGGGCCGCATCCGCGTCCAGGGTATCCTGCCAGCGGGAGATATCCAGTGCTTTTTCCATTTGCAACGCCTCCTCCTTACTGGACAGGTGTGATAAAAGCGGCCACTCCAAGCCCTCCGGCACCACCGCTCAAATAGCCTCCTATAACATCCCCCGTCTTTACTTGCGTTCCGGTATCTGCACCGGTTCCATTAACATAGATGGTTCCGCCGGACCAGCCGGAAAATTTTGTCAGCACACCGTCAATCGGGCAGACAATAGATCCTGACACACTAAACGCATCACGGTTCCCAAAGTTGGCTCCCGCCGATGTTACCCCGCCTGACGCAGCGCTGTTAATGCCTGAGCCTGTTTTTCCGCTGAAACTTGCCTTGCACCCGGAATTTGTAAAGTACACAAAATATCCGTTGACAGTTCCCTCTACTTTTTCCACTGTCTTTGCGCCTTGATTTACAGTAACGGTTGTTCCAACGGTTACCCTGTCGGCGGCCAGCCCGGTCACCGTCACCAGGCCGCCGCCGCCCTCAAAATTTAGGGTACCTGCCTCCGCATCTGTCACAAAACTCACCCACCGGCCGGTGTAGGGTTGGCCTGCCATCATGGCAGCCGCATCCTCCGCCCCCATCCAGGCAGTAACCGGCTGACCATTCACCGAAAAGGTATCCCCCTCCTGCACGTCGGCGGTCATCAGAGCCCGTCCGCTGGCCCCGCTGCCGGTGAACTCGTGCACCGTGCCGCTGCGGGTGTGAGTGTACAGCTTGACCCCGTCGTCGGCTGCCCGCGCATGTACCGCCGCGTCCACCACGCCGGGCTCCCCGTTGGCAGCGTAAACCGCCCGGGCCATGTCGCCGGCACCGATCTCCACCACCTTGTTGTCAATGGCCGCGTCGGTCTCCTGCCGGGTGTAGGCCCCCACCTGGGCCGCCGTCACTCCATGCGGGTTCTCCCGGTTTTCAATGTGGGCAGCGGTGATGCCCTGCACATGGGCGGGCACCTCTTCCGGCATGCCGGCGGGCCGTTCCATCCCGATGCCCGCCGCACCGGTCGCCGCTTCCAGTTCCTCCGCCAGCCGGTTGATACCCGGGATGGCCACCTCCCGCACGATTTGTTCCACGCTTTGCTGCATTTCCAGGGTGGAAAGGCCCGGCACCTCCGGCTGGCCAATTACCCCCTTGCCCTGCAGATCGTCCTCTGTAATCCGTGTAAACGCCATTGCTTGTCCTCCTTTCCGCGGGCAGACCCGCTCATCGCCGGTAATCCCCCATCTCGGCAAACTCCACCGCCAGTTCGCTGAGTCCGAACGGTTCGTTCAGCCGGTCGTTCTCCAGCCGCAGCCGGGATTTGTTCAGCCGCCGCAGCCGTACCCGGGCTGTCAGCAGACGTGGTGTCTGGTCGCCGCTCCAGGAAAAGCGGCTCCAGTCCAGCCTGTCCCAGGCAAAATACCGGGCGCTGACGTAATCGCTGCCCAGTTCTTTCCAGATCCCCCGCTCCTGCATCCGGATGGTCAGGCCGGTGGCCACCGCGCTGGACAGCCGCACCATCACCCGGCGGAAGGTCTTGTTCTTATAAAACTGCTTGCCGCTCAGATCGGGGGTATCCCAGTGGCAGGCGATGGGCTCGCCGTCGTCGTTGTAGCTGGTGAGCACCGCCGGGTCGGTGTAAAACCGGCAGACCCGTCCGTCCCCGGTGCCGAACCAGAGCGCCCCCTCCTGTTCCCAGAGCACCCGGGCGGGCAGATGGGTGCGGTGGAATCCCGCGTACTGCCGGGTGGCGTAGGGGGCCGCCGGGTCGGTTTGCAGCGGCTGCAGCCCGTCCAGAATGTAGGCCTGCCCGTTGACCGCCAGCCAGTACATATCCTTGTAGACCAGCGCAAAGGCGTCCTCCAGACCGGGCTCCTCCAGCAGCCGCCCGTTCAGGTAGAAGCTGCGGTTCTGGGTGTATTTCTCCCCGGTCAGATCCTGGGCGGTGATGGCGTACACGCCGCTCTTGGTCAAAAACAGCGGTTCGTTCACCAGATAGGCAAAACTGAACGGCGCCAGCGCCCCTTGCCCCTGCAGGGTATTCACGATGGGGAAACTGGGCTTGGAATCCACCAGGTTGCCCTGCCGTATGATCACATTGCGCCCATCCTCCTTGTCGTCCTTGTGGGCGGCCAGCCGCTCGTTGACCACGCTGTAGCCCACAATGGCGCTGCGGGGGGTGCCCAGCACGCTGTAGCCGGTATCCGGCCAGTAGGTAGGGTCGTTCTGCCCACAGAACCAATCGTAGTTGATAAAGTCCGGGTTACCCGCCGCAAAGATACGGTCAGCCGCGCCGTTCACCCCGAACAGCGCCCCGAAACGGCACCGCCCAACCCGGTCGGCATAACCCTCCACTGTGCGGGCGGCGGTGATCCGCACATTATCCTCACCAGTCACCGGGCTCACCCCCGGTGCCTTGGTAAAGGTCACGATGCCCGCAGCCCGATCCACCGTGAAGTCGGTATTCTCGGCCTTGTCCACCCAGCTGCCGTCGCTCTGCATCAGCTGCACCTGCACCTCGGTCTCGTCCAGTTCCCCAAAGGTCATGTGGTACCGGGTATCGGTGGCGGTGCCCGCAAACAGCTCAGTAAACTTTGGCTGCAGCAGGTTCAGATCTTCGTAAGGGGTACCGCCGCCGGTGGGCGGCCGGGCAATGGTCAGCACCGGCACCCGGGCCGCGGCCGTTACCGGCTGCACCGTCTCGCCATCCCACACCAGCAGCGCCTTGCCGTCCAGGATATACAGGTTTTCGCCGAACTGCCAGCTGCGGCTGCGCTCATCATTCGCCTCGCTGTACAGCTTCTCCTGCCCGTGGTACAGCGCGCCGCCTGCATGGATCAGCCCTTGCGTATCCCCCCGGCGGAAATGGGCCCCGTTGATACGGCCCTCGTACCGTTCCACCGTCTGCCAGCCCATACATTTGCGCACCTTGCCGGGCACATCCCGGATCATATTGGGCGCGTCCGGGCTGCGGCGGGGATCCACACCGGCGGGGCTGTTGGTGTAGTCCACCCCCAGAAACTCCTCCACCCTGAACACGCTGCGCGCCGGGCTTCCCGGCGCGGAAAAATAGGCCATCAGCCCGCCTCCTTTCCCATCAGGCCCAGCCGTTCAGGCTGGCCCAGCTTTCGGCCCGCACGCCGGAGTTCACCGGGCGCAGCGCGGCGCGGGCCGCCTCGAACTCGTTGCGGTAGGCGGTAGCCAGGGCGCTGTCGTCGTCCTTGTACAGCTGGCTGGCCATATACAGCGGCAGGATCACCGCCGCCTGCTGCTCCACCGGCAGTTCCTCGCTGTCAGGGGTAGCATCCGTCAGCCGGGGCGGGGCCGCATCGTACCAGACTTCGTACTCGCCCCGCCAGCTTTCCGGGATCAGCAGCCGTCCCGCCGCAAAGGCAAAGCCCCCGGCCGGAACCAGCCGCCCGTCCTCCCGCCGGCGATAGGCCTCCGGCTCCCCCGCCCGCCAGAAATCCGCCGCCAGGTCCGCCAGCGGCACCGTGCGGGGGCCGGCGGCCTCCACCGTCACGGTAAAGCACCGCCGCAGCGGCAGGTTCTCGGCGCAGAGCAGCGCCAGCCCCTCGTTGGCGGCCTGAGACATTCCCTCCATGTATTCCCGGTTGGCCTGGGTAGTGGATACCCCGTCCCGGGCGGCAAACAGTTTTTGCAGGGCCGCCTGTTTTACTTCGCCCCATGTCACGGGCGTTCGCCTCCTTTCTGAATACCGCCGGCCCCTGTGTGGGGCCGGCGGCCGCGTTTACGCCAGACTTACGCCGCTGGACAGCCCCTCACCGCACAGGGCGATGCAGCGCCAGTTGTTGAAGCCCGCGCCGAACCGGGCACGGCCCTTGAACACGTTGGCGTCGGTGTTGGGGTCGATGTCGCTGCGTACGCTCAGGGGCAGACGATCCACCCAGGGCAGACACTCGTAGCTGTCCTTGAAGTCCGCGTCCATCAGGATGAAGTAGGGCTTGCCGCCGATGGTCTTGGGCAGGTAGTTCCAGACCAGCACATTCCACAGCCCCACCTGGAAGTTCAGGGCGTTGTTGGCGGTATTGGGATCCAGATCGCTGCCCACCGCGGCCAGCACCTGACGCTTCAGGCTGCCCACGTTGGGGATCAGGATGGTGTTGGGGGCCACGTCCAGCAGGTTGCCGTCGTCGTCGGTAAAGCCCTGCATCCGTTCCTGCACCGCGTCCAGGGTCTCCACGCTGAACGCCGCCTTGAACAGGTTGGCCTGGGCCGCGCCGCGGCCGGTGATGCTGGGATGGTCGGCGGCAAACAGCGGCTTGCCGTCGGCACAGGCGGTGGAGTACACCCGGCCGCCGAAGGTGATGGATTCGCCCGCGCCGCCCGCCAGCATGCCGGCGGCGAACTTCTCCCGGGTACGGGCGTAGCTGGTGGCAAAGATGCCGGCGCGGCTCTTGATCTTGCCGTACTTGGCATCCTCCACCATCTCCTGGGTCACCTCAAAGCTGGACTTCCAGGTGGTGGGCTCGATCACCTTGCTGTAGCCTTCCCGCATGCCGGTCTTGGGATAGGCGCCGTTCTCGCCCACGTCCTCGAAATCGCCCAGAGCGGTTTCACTGGTGTACTTCTCCGCAAAGTTGCGGCTGGTGTCCATGTAGAACACCTTGTCGATCATGGAGGCCCTCTCAAAGCTCTCCACGCTCTTCTGGATCACGGCCCGGATCGGCTCCTGGCTTTTGCCATAGACGCTGTCGTTCAGGCCGCTGCCCTTGGAAAAGATAATATCTGCCAT